CCTTGCCTAATATGAAAATGATTTAAAATATCTTGTTTTATAAGCGAAAGGTCATATAAAACCTTAGAGGAGTTGCCTTCATTTACAGTGCTTATTCCTCTATAAGTACGTGATCCAGGAATTTCTGCATTCACACTTTTTTTGTTTTTTACCCTTATTTGTTTATAAAGTTGTTTTTCTAAATTGCTCATAACGTATTTACCTTACCTTCCTTTACGGAATGTATCTGCTACCTTTTTGTATTCTGCTTTGAAATTATTTCCTGTTTCATCTACTGTGTTTCCAGCTTCGGGATCAGCATCTGTTTTCGTTGATGTAAATTCGCTAGGATTTAAGTTCTCATGTGATAACCACGGTTCGTGTTGTGGTGTACGCATTGGCATATCTGCTGTTTTAGCAGCAGGTCCATTCATGTTTATTCCGTCTGGTGCTGTTTCTGTATGTGTTTTAGAACTAATATGAGTGCCTTCGCCTGCTGTGATTCTACCATCTTTGCCGGCTTTCAAACTTATGTTCCTTCCTGCTGTCATAATTATATCTCTATCTGCTGTAATGTTAAGATCGTTCTTAGTATGTACACTGACACTATCATTTGCAAAGATATCTATTTTCCCTTCAGCAGTCATTTCTATCCAAGTTGAGCCTTTTGCATTTCCTATGTAAATTAAATCTTCAGTATTATGCATAAGAATTTGATGGCCTGTTCTAGTGCGCCATCTTGTGAGCTCATTATGTGGTAACGTTACATCACCTACCTCATCTTTTTCAACACTTGCATATTCAGGTGGGCCTGCTTTTAAACCGCTTGAAGGCGTTTTTCTAAGCAACATTGGATCTCCGTCGTCCATTACAAATGTTGATCCGCCTAATCTGTTAAAGGGCACTTGACTCCTGCCAAAATTCTCTCCGTAATTTGCAGTGGGTTTACCTTGTCGTCTATCAGCAGGTCCAGGCGTACTCCATCCAAATACCATACTAGGAACTTCACGTCTTGCACTAGTAGTTGTAGTTCCTCTAGTAGTGTCACTTGATAACCCTTGGGTGTCTAAGACATTGCAGGTATCCATATCACAAGGCTTAATATATTTTGTTGGGTCTCTGCCTGTAGCATCTTCGAGTGATTTATTATATTCACCAACTGGTTTAGGCGAAGTGTTATCTTCAGCATTGTATGTTGTAGAGGCTCTTCCTGGTACCATAAAATTCATATACTTGTCTTGAACACATCCAATCCAATAACCGAATCCATAACTTTCTTCCATTGCAAGCACAACTACTTTTGTGCCAACATCTGGTGGAATAGCCCACATGCCGTAACTTTTTTGTGTATTATCAAACCCAGGATTAGGCTTTACACCGTCACGCGGAGTTACACCATAAAAAGGGCTTACATAATAACAAGGCATTAAATATCCGCTTCCGCCTTCGGGATTGCCTGCATCATTTAATTTAAGTATTTCAACTTCAATCGCACCCATGTACTCGCTGTCTAGATGATTTACAATCTTACCAATATATGGACCAGATGTTTCCATCCAGTCAGGGCGGTTAGTTCTTGAAAATTGATTCTTAATCATTTGTATTTCCTAAGTAGCATCATTTGTTTCAGATGCTCCTGTGCCAGTTTTTCCTTTAGCATCAGCATTTGCATCAACATTGTCTGTATATATTTGATTACCAGTTGTTGTAGGCTCGCTGTTGGTATCTCTACCCTCTTGATTACGTCTTCTAATTAATTTTAATTGCTGATTAAATACGCCTCCAGCTAAAGTAGACATACAAAAAATAACTTGATATACTCCGCTAAATGCACCTACTGGTTTTGTGCCATTTCCCGGAAATTCCATACTGCCGTCTTGGTTATAATCTAAAGGTGTTCTAAAATTTACTAATATATCAACTTCTGAACTTTGATAGTCCATTGTACCATCTTCAGTTAAATTGATTATAGGCGTTTCTGCAGCATTATAATTACCCATGCCACTATCTGCAATATAATAAGGATCTCCCCAAATAGTCATATTTGCTGTAACTAAGTCAACATTACTATTGACTAAAGCATCATTAAAATCTCTTGCTATTGATTCTTTCGTTCGCTCAGGTAGTCCGCCTTTTCCGGTAGATCCTGGTTTAGTAACTTCTTTAGTTGTAGTGTTACCACTACTACTTAAATTATCTGTATCGCCTGGTGTAGGTTTCTTTTTAGGACTCTTGTCTGGATTTCCAGAACTTTCTTCTTTTTCACTTTTAGACCCTGCTTTATTTTCACCGCCAAAAGGCATGATGCTTGTAAAAAATGCCTTATCAAATTCTAAATTAAATTCTAAAACATCATCGTTTTTGCCAGTATAAATGTAATCATACTGTTTACAACACTGTGCTTCGAGAGATTTTAATCCTGGACTTGCCTTTGTAGGCGGCATATATCTGTTAATATGTGCTTTGTAAGGTACTATTCTAAAAACGTATAATTTAGGAAATTGTCCTGTTAGATCCATTTGCTCGTAATTAGTAATATCATAAACATCTGTTTCAATTTTAAACCAAGGAATCATTCCATTTACATCTGGTTCAGCTTCTGATATCCGTCTACCGTAATCACTTAAAATAATAACTTCTTCGATAATATTTTGTATTTTACTTCCACTTTTAAATGTTAAATCTCTACCTTTATTGCTTATAGTGATATTACCTCTTTTAAACACACCAGTGCTAACTGTACTTGTTCTATTTCTGTTCGGAGGACCACCTTCTGTTGTAACAGTTTTAGTTTCTTCTACAAATTTTGGTCTACCAAAAGGTTGCTTTCCTCCATTTAGGTATGATTCAATAAGATCAGATTTTCCAATGTCATTTATATTTTCAGGATTTTCCGCATTTTTCCTTACAGCTTCTCCAATTCCAGAGCGTTTTACAACAATACCTAGAAGTTTACTTAATTCTGCATCAAAGTCAGCAGGTACATTACTATCTTCGTTACCAGTTATACTTTGAAACAACTTTAATTTTTCAGTATCGGTAATTTCTCTTTTGCCGCCTTCGCCAGAATTAAGTTCAGGATTGGTAGTTGCTTTGCCAGCTTCAGTGCTTTGTCCTAATAATTGTTCTTTTGCTGATGCACGTTCTGTAGGGAATGTTATTATATATTCGTCTACTGCTACAACTTGCTTTGATTCTAATTTTTTCTGTTCGTATTCGTTAAATGTAGACATTAGGCTTTTTGCACCAGTTTGCAAAAGTTCCGATAATGTTCTACCTGTAATAGTAATATCTGTCTTTGTTGATTGTACTTGGTCAGCTAGTCCTTGTTCATGCCAAGGAATGCACCGTACGTTGTAAACACTTCCTCCTTCTGTAACTCCAAAGTCTATGTTTACTAATTTTACCGGAAAAATTCTACGTAAGTTAGGTTTCGAAATATAATTTCCGTTATTATCCCAACCTTTAAATTCTAGTGTAATAACATATGGTGCTTCAAGGTAGTTTTTATATTCAGCTTGTACTGCTGCTACTTGAAGTGTCTGTAAAAACATGCCCATACTATATGGTTCTGTTACTTTAAAATCTATTGAAACTGCATTTGTTTGTTTAGTTTTAGTGTTGTTACCAATAATTGCATTTGTTTCAAAATCATCTATATAATATTCTATTTGTCCTTTTGTTTCAAAAATAGTAGTTGCTTTTTGAGGCAGGCCACCGCCGGATCTAGTAATCATTATTTCCGGATCTTTTTTCCTATATGTTTCGTCTGGAAAATTAACTTCGTAAGTATTAAGAACTCCTAAACCTATTACATAATTATAACTTGCAAAATCTCTTAATTCATTTGGAAATGGAGGTCCTGCTTTTGTAGTAACTCCTAGTAAACGTGCAAATTTTTGTAGTTCTGCATTTTCGTATTGTAGCTGTGTTCTATAATCTAAAGGTATTTTCAAAATAGGATCAATTGCTGCAGCTAATTTATCAGTGACTGCACCGTCAATTGAATCTGCTATTGCATTAACATTTATATTAGCTGATGTTTGTAAAGCATTAGCAAAATCTTTAGATTTTGATTCTGCAAAATCTTGTATGGATTTTCCTGCTTTGGTAGCTTGATTAATTAAATTTTGCGGAGTAAATCTGTTTGTCATTTATATGCCAAGCAATCTTTTTAAATTGCCGCCTTTAGGTAGAAATATTTCTACTCCTGCTTCAAAATCATAAACTGGATCTTTAATTGTGTTGATATTACGTTGTGCAAATACCCACCAAAGTTTGTGATCTCCGTATAAATCGTAAGCAAGTAGATCTGGCCTATGTGTATATTGAACTTGTATCACATATGGTATATCATCAGATTCTGCAGGAATAGGACGTATTCTTAAAATATCAAGATACTGACCGTTTTTATTTTTAGTATCTTTCCATGGACTGTTTGCTGTATATTTTGCCATTAAATAAATCCGCCCTTCCCAACGTATCCGCCATTTACAAAGTTATCTAAACTAAATGACTCAACTGCACGCCTACTGTATATTGGCTGTACTGTTGCTTGTATATTGCTACGTGTAGGCACCCAAGCACCGTTAGGGCCAAATCCTGGAACTTTAATATAATCCACATCGGATCCCAATTCAATAGCAAACGTTTGAACAATTACAGGAACATCTTTAAACACATAGTCACCATACCCGTTTAGTCTGACTACAGGAGGAGGTGCACCTACATTACTTGTTTTTCCGTAAGCCATTTTTGTAATACTTCTTAAATAATGCACCGCAGCTAACCAGTATTGACCTTCATAGTTATTTTCAACATAAAAGTCACCAACAATACTAAATGCATCCACTTTAGAGTTTTGATAGGCAAAAAAAGGATAATTACTATGTACAGGCTGAATTTGACTGTAATTAGCTGAATGTGTAATATAAACTTGCGGAGTATATGGCCAAACTAATCCATCAGTTTCACTAAGAGGTTTTAGTATACTACTTCCTGCAAAGTTTTTAGGTAAGGATAATTTGACTCGCCAATCTGGATTAGCATCACCACTTGTTGCTTGGATAAATTCAAACTCATCAGGCTGTGCATCAGGCAATAAACCAAAAGATCTTAATGCTTTACCAAACCCACTAGCTTGCACAAAGTCTTCAACTCGTTGTGCTGCTCCTGAAGCTAAGCCTTTTATGTTTTCAGATCCGGCAAATGCTTCTACTGCTGCCGCAGGATCTAATGAACTACGTGCATTAGCTGCTCGTTGTGCTAATT